GCTGATATGCAAGCGTTAAAACCTAAAGCTAATGCTGCTTTGTTTGCAGCAACAACACAACTAGCCAAAAAACCTGCTTTTGATTCAAGCAAAGTCTACGGCGCTAACCGTTACAACCAAGGAGCATAATAATGCGTACAGGAACACAAGTAGAAAACCCACGCGCTTTAGCGTTTTTATTATCTGAAGGTGACGGCACAATCAGCCGCGACTCGGTTGTTATCGGGGCGGGCAAGTTGGTTGCTGGTACTGTATTGGGTAAAGTTACAGCGAGCGGTCAATACGTAGAACATAATCCAGCGGCAACAACTGGTGAGCAAGTAGCCGTTGCCGTGTTGGGTTACGACGTTGACGCAACCAGCGCACCACAAACAGCGGTAGCGATTGTTCGCGAGGCCGAAGTGAACGCACTTAAATTAACTTTTGCTGCAAACATTACAGCAGCACAGAAAACAGCGGCAATCACGTCGCTTGCGTCTAACTTTATTATTGTACGAGGTGCTTAACCATGTTAATTAACGATATTATCAACACCGATGGCTTTAGCTTGTCGGAACTTACCGCCGCTATTTATAAAGCACCTTATATCCCGAATGGTATTGCTAAAGCTGGCTTGTTTTCTGAATCAGGCGTTACCACTACTACGGCAACAATTGAGCTATATGACGGTGCGTTAGGTTTAATCCAAACATCGGCACGCGGTACAGTCCCTGGCGTTGTATCTCAAGAAAAACGCACTCGCAAAACTTTTGAAGCGCCACGCATTGCAACGATGGAATCTATCCTTGCCGATTCATTGCAGAACCGTCGCTCATTTGGCAACAGCTCAATGGACACTCTTGCACTTGTTCGTGACCGTGCGGTCACTCGTCTACGCAACCAAATCGAAATGACACACGAGCATCAACGCGCTACTGCTTTACAAGGTATTGTTTTAGATGCCGATGGTACACCATTAATCAACCTATTTGCTGAGTTTGGTTTGACGCAGCAAGTGTTGACAGGCGTAGCAACGGCAACTGATGTGCGCGGTCAGATTTTTACTGCTATCACAGCATCCGAAGCAGCATTGGGCAACGCAGCACCAACAGGCTATAAAGTGTTTTGCGGCAAGTCGTTCTGGTCATCATTGATTGCTAACAAGTCAATTGTCAACACTTATATTTATTCACAAGACGCAGCTGCTGTCCGTGGTGACACAACTCAATCATTCGTGTTCGGTGGCGTTGAGTTCATTCGTTACCGCGGTGGCTACATTGCTGACAACGAAGCTTATTTGTGCCCTGAAGGTGTTGCAGATTTGTTTGTGTCTTATTTCGCACCTGCTGACTATATGGAAACTGTTGGCACAATGGGCTTGCCTATGTACGCAAAAGCTTTTGAAATGGAGCGCAATCGTGGCATTTTGTTAGAAGCACAATCTAACCCATTGCACTTAGTAACACGCCCTGACGCTGTTATTAAAATGACTGCGTGAGTTTATTAGTGTGATTACCGCCCAAGACCTCATTAATCGTTTTGATAATGCCGAGCTTGCCCAATTAACGGGCGGGCTTAGTATTGATAACGACCGCTTGCAATTAGCTTGTAATGAAGCTACGCAGGAGGTTGATGGGGTTTTGGGTTCACGCTTTGCCTTTTATCGCTTTGCGGTGGTTTATCCCAGTGCGATAACAGATAAGGCGTTGCATATCGCCAGGTATTGGTTATGGATTAGCTCATCATTATCCATGAGCGACCAAGTGCAAGCTGGCTATGATGCCGCGATGCGTTTCTTAAAGTCTGCGAATTTTACCCCTGAACAATTCGGAGTTACGGCAACAGCGCAAACGTCAAGCATGGCAAGCACTCCACGTACATTGCGTTATAACACCGATAAATTTAAGCAACAGCTAGACCCTTATTTGCCGTTAAACCCTGCCAGTATCGGGCAGGACTGGACGCCGTTATGATAAATATTGCTATTGATGCCCGCGAACTTGAGCGAAAGCTGAATGCGCTAGGCAATGCTTTATCATCAAAGCGCCTGTTGCGTAATATCGGTAACGATTTAGTTGAGGGTGTTATTGCTGACCAGTTTAAGCAGGGGAGAGACCCATACGGAAACGCATGGAAAAAGCTAGCGTTCAGACAAGGACAGCCTTTGCGTGATACAGGAAAGTTATCAGCAAGTTTTATGGCAAAAGTAGAAGGCGATAAGGTAATTGTTGGAACGCCAGTTGCATACGCCCCCATTCATCAAAAAGGCATGGTTATCACAGCCAAACCGCACAATTCCGGCACAAACAGTATCGGTAAGCGTTATGGCGCTAAAGCCTTAAAGTTTGGCAACGGCAGCGGTGGCTTCATTTATGCCAAAAAAGTAACCATTCCAGCTCGCCCGATTTTACCAGAAGAAGGCAATTTGCCTGTGTCGTATCGTGAAAGTATCGAAGCGACGATAAATAAAGCAATCAACAAGGCGGCGCGCTCATGAACCAGATGCTAACACTAGAGCAAAACATTGTTAATTTGCTAAAAACAGCAATGCCAACAGTTACGATCGCAGTAATGCCAAGCGGTGATGATGCGGTACTGGTTAGCAAAATGCCACGTGGTGGCTTTTATGTGCAATATCAAGGCTCGCGTTTTACCAAGCCGAATGGATTAGGCACACAAAATCAAATCCGTGAAGTGCGATTAAGTGTGATTTTACTTTACCCTGATGCGAACAAACACAGCGACGCTTATACATTGCTTGATAATGCGCGTCAAGCATTACAAGGTGCGCATGTTGGCGCGATGTACCCTTTGGAGATTGAAGAGGAACGCTTTGTTGACGCACAAAGTGGATGGTGGAAGTACGCTCTTAGCGTATCTACCAGCTTAATGACCTTCGCGCCAGAACCAAAACTAGACCCGACCATTAAATTAATCACAACCAACACAGGACTATAAATATGAACGCTTATTTATTTACAGGCACTCACCCGCAATTTGTGACGATTAACGGTGCTGAATATGAAATGAACCCCAATAATTCGGTTGATTTGCCAGATACCGACTATATACAAACACTGGTAGCAAAAGGGTTTTTAACACCTGTCGATGCACCTGTTGAAGCTCATGCTGAAGAAGCAACAGCAGAAGCAACAGATGAGGCAACTGTTGAAGCACAAGATGAGACACAAACAGATTCACCAGATGTCGAAGCACCAGAACCAGAACCAGCAAAAAAATCAACTAAGAAAGGAGCACAAGCATAATGCCAGCAAGTTATTTACACGGCGTTGAAACCATCGCCGTTACATCGGGCGCTCGCCCTGTTTCTGTAGTTAAGAGCGCGGTAATATTATTGGTTGGTACAGCCCCGACTGGAGCAATCAACACCCCAACTTTGGTAATGTCAGACGTAGACGCTGCCAAATTCGGCACATTTACCGCTGGTTTTACCATTCCTTACGCACTCGATGGCATTTTTGACCAAGGCGCAGGTTTAGTTGTGGTTGTGAACGTTTACGACCCTGTTAAACATTCTGGCAACCCAGCTAACGTGACAGCAGCAGACATCATCGGCGGGTATGATGCAGTATCGGGCAAACGAACTGGTTTAGCGATTGCGCAAGATTGTTATACGCTGTTTGGCTTCCGACCTAAAATTATTATCGCTCCTGGCTACTGCACATCTGCCACCGTTTCTAGCGAAATGATTAACCAAGCGAACGGACAACGTGGTATTGCGCTGATTGATGCGCCTATCGGTTGCACTTATGAGCAGGTAATTGCTGGACGCGGTGCAAGTGGCACAATCAACTTCAACACCAGCAGCGAACGCGCTTATCTGCTTTACCCAAGCGTTAAAGTTTATGACCCAGTTGCAAATACAACGCGAATCGAAGGCATGTCGCCACGGATTGCAGGCTTAATCGCTTCTACCGACCAAGCTGAAGGTTACTGGGTAAGCCCGTCTAACCACGAGATTGGCGGTATTATCGGCGTTGAAACCAGCTTAACAGCCGCAGTAAATGACCCTAACACACAAGTAAACTTGTTAAACAGCAACGGCATTACCTCAATTTTTAATAGTTTTGGTTCAGGGTTGCGTTTATGGGGCAACCGCACGGCTTCTTATCCAAGCAGCACAGCGGTAACTAACTTTTTACCAGTGCGCCGCACAGCCGACATCATCCACGAAAGCATCGAGCTTGCAATGTTGCAGTTTATTGATAGCCCAATTAATCAAGCAGTAGTGGACAGCATCCGCGAAACGGTTAATTCTTTCTTGCGCACACTGGTTGGACGCGGTGCATTAATCGACGGCTCTTGCACATTCGACAAAGCGAAAAACCCCAATACCGAATTGGCAGCAGGTCATTTAACCTTCGATATTACGTTCTTGCCACCTACACCAGCGGAACGCATTAGCTTTCAATCGTTTATTGATATTAACCTGTACAAAGGGCTTAAATAATGGCACAACAAATTAATAGCCTTTATGGCGCAAACGTCTACATGGACGGCAATAACTTAGCTGGTCGAATTTC